TTGAGTTTACACCAATTAAAGTTAATCCGTGGGGTTGGCTATTCTCTCGTATAGGTAATGCCTTGAACGCGGATGTTAGAAAAGATCTCAATGTTTTGAAACAAGAGATCGAAACTATCAAGGTTAAACAAACAGAATTAAAGCGCGAACTCGAAGAAGACCGAGCACAAAACAAGCGACGGCATATACTTGAGTTTGCTAATTCTTGTCGGCGACACGAGGAGCATGACCATGAAGAATGGAATATCGTCATCGCCGACATACGCGATTACGAAAATTTAATCAAAGAAAAAGGATTGAGTAATGGGGTAATCGAAGAGAACATAAAATACTTAAGGGAATTGTATCATGATAGAAATGTGAAAAATGATTTTTTATAAGGAGGATTGATATTTATGAGTAAACTTATTGTTGGTTCGGCGAGAGTAGACGAACGGGGTAAATATTCAGGCGGTAAAGCTGGAGACCAGACCGGAAAAGAGGTCAGTACTCAGCCTTACTACACACATTCCAAAGGATGGTATGTATTACGTCCGAAGAAAATCTCGGTAGCTAACGCAATTGCTAATGCGATGAATACCGCATGCGCTAATCCAAACATTGGCTACGATCAGAGTAATCGGGAAAGTATCCTTAAATACGGAACAAAAACTAAAACAAAATGCGAATGCGATTGTAGTTCTTTGGTTCGCCAGTGCATTAAAGAAGCAGCCGGGGAAGATCCGGGAAATTTCAACACTGGGAATGAAGCTCCGACACTCGAGTATTCCGGATTGTTTGAAAAACGTAAATCGGTTGGTGTATTAACAAAACTCTATAATGGAGACGTTCTTGTTACGAAAACCAAAGGGCATACCGTAGTCGTGGTATCCGGACGTGCTCGAAAAGAGGCTAAAAAAACAACTAAGAAATACTCCGGAGAGTTCCCAAAACTTCCATCGAGAGGTTATTATACCATTGGCGACGGATATGAAGTTAACACTACATATGCTCCGGAAGTTAAGAAAATTCAGAAATTCTTAAATTGGGCTTGTGATGCATCACTTACGGTCGACGGTAAGTATGGAAAGAACACCGGCGATGCTGTTCGTAAATTCCAGAAGCAGTATAACTTAGAGATGGATGGAAAATTCGGAGCTAAAACGCTTAAGAAAGCTAAAACGGTAAAACGATAAAACGTCAAAATGGAAGAGGGACTGTGTCATTAACAGTCTCTTTTCTTTTTTTTCTTTTCGCGAAATTTACAGGCTCCTTTATGAATACTATAAACATAATATATTTACATAAAGGAGGTAATTATTATGAAAAAGACCATATTGACAATTGTATTTACTATGGTAGTAATGATCGGAGTTGGGTTTATATTATTTAGTAGCATTACCAAGACATATAATGAAAAGATGGATCTCGTAAAGATTGATTATGAGAAGAAACTTAGTGATCTTAAGAATGAGAACGCTAAGAAAGACTCGGAGATCGAAAATTATGAGAATCAGATTTACAATATTGTTGAGGGTAAGAACTACAACGTAACTATAAATCACGATAACGAATACATTAACTACTCAAAGAAAAATGACGAAAGTTTAATTGGTAATTTTCTTGGTAGTTCAGAAAAAAGTAAAAGTATAATTAAATAGTTTCGAAGAATTGAGTCTTAGCGGACTCTTTTCTTTTTCCACTACGCGTAGTTTACAATTTCTTTAATGATAAACTATAAACAATATATTATCTATAAGGAGGATAACATTATGTTAGAAACAGCTAAGGAATTAAAAAATGAAATGGATGAGTTGATCAATGAGACTGTTGATTATGTAGGAATTGATGGGTTCGTTAACACGGATCCAAAGATGACTACATTATTCACAAGAGTTGTAAAACTTTGTAAACTTCAGGGCGATTTATTGGTTGAGCAGGCAGAATTGTTAGAGCGAATCGATAAGAAATTGAAGTAGTTTGAAAAAAGATTGAGCTTCGGCTCTTTCTTTTGTTTTTTACGCGTAATATACAAGTGCTTTAATGATGAAGAAAGGAGGCATTTTATATGGAAGGACAAACTGTTAAGAGAAAGCCGGGTTGGCACAAAGAAAATGTGTTGGAGCCATTGATCGTGGAGAAAAGAGAAGTAACCGCGGATGAATGGGCATTATTACTTAAACTTTGTGATCTAACCGGCAATAAAGTGGGTAGAATTGTAATGAATGTTTCTTCGATAGAATACTTCATTATCGAGGATTGAGGGTATATACCCTCTTCCTTTTAATTTTCAAAATGGAAACTGGAAATTTCCCGGAGGGGATTTTTCTATAAAACAATTAGAAAGGAGAATTAATATGTCACTTTATGTACTTATAATCGTTATGCTTTTTGTTGGGATGTTGTTTGGTTTTTTATTTTCATTCATTCTCTATGTGGCTAGTTCGTCATATGGCGAAATTTCGATAAATGAAAGCAACGAGACATTTAATCTTAAATTAAATAGTGAAGAGATTTTAAAGACCAAATCCAAACGTATTATCTTAAGTGTGACACGTGACGATTCGCATAAATAACAAGTTCTATTATGGTAACATGAATATTTATATTTGAAAGGAGTAGCGAAATGAAAGAAAATGTAAATGACAAATTAGTTGAGGAAGTTTCAAGAGAACTTGACGAATTGGGTAGTTTGGACGTTGGTTCTGAGGAGTATAAGACCACGGTAAACGGTGTTACGTCGTTAGTCGATCGAGTTATTGAGATTAACAAATTTGATCAGAATCTCGAAGATCGCAAAAAAGAAAGTGAACTTAAAGAGAATCAGATGAAAGAAGATGTTAAAGATCGATGGATTCGAAATGGTTTAACGGCGGCAGGCATCGTTGTCCCAACGGTATTAACTATTTGGGGGACGTTCAAAACGCTTAAATTTGAAGAAATTGGAACTATCACAACGACATCAGGTAGACATTTTTTCAAGAACTTATTTAAGTAAATACTGTTATCAATCGTTGACGCCGAGGAAACTTGGTGTCTTCGATTTTGTTTTACGCGTAATATACAGCCTATTTAATGAGTAAATATTAACATATTTTTAAGGAGGTATATATTATGAAAAACATATTATACGTGATCATACCGAAGAAAAGAACTATTTACGTGGTTAATAGCGAAACGAATGATTTATTAAAGGCGTTAGCTATGCTTGATTCGAAAGGGATACATGATATTAATTTATCAACAATTCCAGAGATAGAAGCTGGTTGGTGGCAAATTTCATTCAAAGCTACTGTTAAGAAATGGTTAGAGATTCGAGATGGTTTAAACGTAAAGCGGGTTTGGAATATTGGCGAGATACCAAAAGAAAATAAAACCGATGTTTATTCAACAGATTAGGGCATTTGCCCTTTTCTTTTGTTTTTTTTAACGCGTAGAAAACATACTCTATAATGATAACGTTACTTAATATATTATAAAATAAAAGGAGGAAATAAAAGTGATATTATTAACAATTTTGATATTTATGGCTTTGATTTTAATCGGCGTTGCGGTTATCGGCATTAGTGTTGTCGGTAGTGTAGGCGTTATATTATTTGGAGACATAATTGTATGTGTGGTATTTATCGCATTATTAATCCGATGGATTATAAAACGAAAGTGACGAATTTAAAGATTGAGCTTCGGCTCTTTCTTTTTTTTTTCGCGAAATTTACAAATACTATAATGAGAGAGAAACAGAGTTATACGATGGGATGACGGTTATAGATTTTATCTATAAGGTTAATTGTCAGTGTTTGAGATGGTTAACCTACACCTGATCGGTTTATACCGAGAGACGGTCAGTCGTATAATGAAAAACGCTCTTTTTTTTTCGCGAATAAAACATATTCTTTAGTGAAAGGAGGTGAATAAAATGAGAAAGAAATTCAAATCATTACTTATTCCTTTAATCGTCGGTGCTGGCGCTTGTATTAGTGCTATTATCGATTCTAGAAAGGAAGACAAAATGGATGAGTTGATCAGTAAAGTTGATCGCCTCGAAACTTCAAAAGAGGAGGAGTCTGAATAAGACTCTTTCTTTTAACTTTATTTAATGAAAGGAGAACAGAAATGAATTTATCAACATTTTCAAAAAGTTTACGGACAGGTTTAGTCAAACACAGTCCGGAAATTCTTACCGGCATCGGTATTGCAGGTATGATTACAAGTACGGTTCTTGCTGTGAAGGCAACACCAAAAGCATTAACACTTATTTCTAAGGCGGAGGACGCGAAATTTGACAATGGGCATGGTGAAGCACTTACAAAAACAGAGATTATCAAAGCGGCCTGGAAACCATATATTCCGGCTATTTCGACAGCGGTGGTTTCTACAGCATGTCTTGTTGGGTCGAGCTCGATTAGTGTTAAACGTAATGCGGCTTTAGCTACGGCATACCAGCTCTCCAGAACAGCTCTTTCTGAGTATAAAGAGAAAGTTGTTGAGGAAATTGGTGAAAAGAAGGAGAAAAATATTAGGGAAAAAATCGCTCAGGACAAAATCCATAAAAAATCAATTAAAGAGTCTGATGTGGTTGTCGTCGGTAGTGGTGATGTTATATTTGTTGAGCCAGTTTGTGGTAAGGCATTCAAGTCGGAGATTGAACATGTTCGAAAAGTAATTAATGATTTGAACTATCGGCTATTAGGGGGCGAAGAGTATATTTCATTATCCGAATTCTATGACGAAGTCGGCCTTAAGCATACCAAAGCCAGCGATTCACTTGGTTGGAATCTTGGCCGAGATGGTCAGATTGAAGTAGAGTTCTTAGCCGCTAAAACTGAAGATGGTAAACCGTGTCTTATGCTCGAATATCAGGTCGAGCCTAGATGCGATTATTCGACGTTATATTAATATCGCGTGAAAAACAAATTCTTTAATGGTAACATATAATGAATCTTGCACAAGGAGGTAACTAAAAATGAAAAAAGGTTTAGGATTAATCGGAGGCGGTATTATCGCGGCAGGTATTGGTTGTGCGATGTTTTTAAAGCACAAGAATGACGAATGCTTTGTCGATGATCTGGATTTCGAGGAGGATGAACTGATCGAAGAGGATGACGAATCTTCAAGTGAAGAAGCAAAGTAATGTTGCTACAAAGGAGGAGTGCTATAATCTAGTGCTTCTTCTTTTGTTTTTATTAGAAAGGAGAATTAAATATGGATGAAACAAAAATTTTAGATTTATCAATGCTGAATGATCAGCAAATTATAACTGTTAAGAAAGGATTTGCTGCATTTTTAAATGGAAGTGGGGCTCGTTATTTCGGAGGAATACCCGATAAAGCTACTTTGAAAAAGATAAATAAGCTCTTTGGTTATACAAATAAGAAAGCCATTGTTGGCGGAATCATGATTGGATTCGGATGCTCTTTCGTTAGTAGAAAAATTAGATCGATCTGGAATAATTTGGATCCGGTGAAGCTTGATGCTTTAAAGACATTTTTAGGCATTTATTCACCATCAGAGGAGCTACATGATGATTGTAAGGGGGATTAAATATGATTCGTTATATTTATGACGGGCCGGTATACGTATTCAAAACACTTGTATCGAGCAATTGGCACGGCGAAACTATGGCCGATACCGAAAAAAAAGCGAGGTCTAATTTGACATATCAGTACAAGCAGCAGACTGGTCGGGCAAGAACCGCAAAAGTTAGATTAACTGGGGATGTTAAGCCGGCTTTACCGATAGTAAGATAAAGATATTTTAAAGGAGGTGATATGATGACAGATTACAAATCAAACTCACACAAATCGAAAAGTGAGAAACCGGAAGAAAAAAAAATTGAAAAGGTAGCTTCTGGGAAAGTTCGAAAAAAGAGTGGATTGAGTAAGGTTAGGGATAATTTATTATCTGAAGATGTCGGTAGTATGAAATCGTACATCCTTACCGAAGTATTTATTCCAGCGGCTAAAAAAGCAATCTCGGATATTGTAGATATGGCGCTGTATGGTGAAACCAGATCGAGAAAGGGTGGAAATTCGAGTAGCATTTCTTATGTATCGTATGATCGTTTTTCATCTGATAGACGTAGATCAAAAAGTAATGATAGACGTAGATCTAATGTGAGTTATACGTACGACGATATTATTTTAGACACAAGAGGCGAAGCCGACGAAGTACTAGATCAATTGATCGCCATCATCGACGAATATGAGGTTGCTTCTGTGGCTGATTTATACGATTTGGTTGGCGTTGCCCGTAACTTTACTGATCAAAAATATGGATGGGATAATCTGAGTTCCGCTTCGATTGATCGTGTTCGGGGCGGGGGATATGTGCTCAGATTACCTAGAGCGAAACCAATTTAAGGAGGATTTCAAAATGGATGTAGATAAGATTTTAAAAGAGGACTACAGTCTCAAATTTGACGAAATTCGTAAGGGTTTGGTCACTCAGAGTCATTTTAAATATGGAAAAGCATCCCGTAATTTCGCAACCGGGAATGTGGATGCGATAGGTTGTATGAAGAAATGTCTCGCTAAATTTGAGGAGACTGGCAACACTGAGTATTTAGCAGATTTAGCTAATTATGCGATGTTTAGATACATGTGGCCTGCTGAAGGCGAATATTTTAAACATACAGATTCAAATGAGTCAGCAGGTATTGAAGGTATGTCCATCAAAGAAATTGAGGCATATCGTGACAATAATTATTAGGAGGTAGTAAAATGAAATTCGAAAATTTAACAAAAGGAGCATCTAAAGCATTTTATCGTACCGCTCTTAAATTAAAAAAACATGGTCCTGAAATTCTGGTCGCAGCCGGAGCTATCGGAACCGTAGCCACAACTGTATTGGCTTGTAAAGCTACTACAAAAGTTGGAACTATTTTGGATGGGGCGAAAGAATCATTGGAGGTGATCCATGAATCTAAAGATAAAGTTGAATCCGGAGAAGAATTGAAATGTGAGGATGGTAGCATTTATACGATCGAGGACGTTAAGAAAGACACTTTGATTGTATATACTCAGACTGGCGTCAAAATGGCGAAGTTATATGGTACATCTATCGCAGTCGGTATATTGTCGTTAACGAGTATTCTTGTTGGACATAACATTCTTCGTAAAAGAAGTTTAGCCCTTGCTGCTGCTTATACAGCTATCGATAAAGGGTTTAAAGATTATCGTAAAAGAGTTGTCGATAGATTCGGCGCAGATGTGGACCATGAACTTCGCTACGACATTAAACCGAGAGAAACAGTCGAAACGGTAACAGATAAAAAAGGTAATGAAAAAGAAGTAAAGAAAACTGTTGATGGAATTACCGACCCAAATTTATACAGCGATTATGCTCGTATTTTTGACGATGGGTGTACCGGCTGGAGTAAGGATCCGGAATATAATCTGATGTTTCTTAAGGCTCAGCAGAACTACGCGAATGATTTATTGAAAACTCGGGGTCACTTATTCTTAAATGAGGTATACGATCTTCTCGGTTTTCAAAGAACTAAGGCCGGCAATGTAGTCGGATGGATTTATGATGAGAATAATCCGGTCGGCGATAATTTTGTCGATTTCGACATTTTTAATGTTAATTGCCCTAAAAATCGGGATTTTGTAAACGGCTACGAACGTTCTATCATTCTCGACTTTAATGTTGACGGCCCAATTCTTGAATATATCTGAATGGCCGGGCTCGATAATCCTTATTCTGGGAATCCTATGAGAGACTTATTCGATTTCTGGAATAAGAATTAAAGAGAATTAAAAGGAGGTTCTATGATACTAAAAAAAATACCGAGGATATTTGCTATTGGAGTATTGTCTTCTTATATTTCTGTAGTTGGTGTTTGTGCTAATGAGATGAATATGTTCGAAAAAAATATCGAGACGATCTTCAGTTTTCCCATAATCCCAGAGGCAGAGTTACCAGCTAAGAAAACACAAATTAGAAAACTTGAAAAAGTAGTAAAAAAGAAACAAGTTAAATACTCCATAGGGTGGACAAAGACATCGGTCAATGTTAGACGAGAACCAAATGTTGTTTCTGATATTTTGGAAACGTATTCGTTTAATAAAAAAATTAAATACATTAAGCATAATGATGAATGGGTAAAAATAAAATTCAAAGGTAAGGATGCTTATATATATAAGAAGTATATTTCAAGAAAAAAATGTACTTACAGAGATTATACTGTTCCTAATACTTCTGGTTTTAAAAGTTATATGTCATATGAGTGTATAACTTCAACTAGCTCGCCTCAGTATAAACTGCAGAGACAAAAAGCAGTTACTGGAAAATATGGGATACGTCAAGTAAACGGTCGTTATTGTGTAGCCATAGGTTCACATTTTACACGAAGAGTTGGAACTTTATTTGACCTTATTCTTAAGAATGGGACGGTCATTCCCTGTATATTATCTGATCAAAAATCAGATAAAGACACCGATAGTCAAAATATTGTAACTAGACATAACGGATGTTTGTCAGAATTTATTATAGACCCTAGTGCTTTAAAACACGAAGCTAACAAGATGGGTGATATTTCATATTGTAATAAAAAATGGAATAGCCCAGTTAAAAAAATAAGGGTTTATAAACAATGAAAGGAGAACAAAAATGAATATTAGTAAAATTTTATTTTTTGCAGCCGGCGCTATCGTTGGCTCAGTAGCAACTTGGAAGTTTGTCGAGGAGAGATACAAACGAATTGCAGATGAGGAGATCGAGTCTGTGAAAGAGCATTTAAGAGCTAGAGCTGAGGAGTTAGGCTTGGTAGATAAAGATGTTGCAGAATCAGAAATCGAGGATGAGGCAGCATATCGGCCAGAAATAAACAAAACAAGTATTAAAGAGATTAAAAAGGCTGCTTATGTTGATTATTCAGCCATTACTCGTGATCTGGGTTATGTGTCAGAACCAAAAGAAGATAATACTGCGGAAAAACAGTCAGGCATATCTCCATACGTTATCGACCAGAATGATTTTGGTATGAATGAGGATTATAACGTGGATAGCATGTTGTATCACGCGGATGATTATCTTACCGATGAGAATAATGAACTGATCGACTATATTGAAGATTCGGTCGGGTACGAATGTCTTAATAAATTCAAAGAATCGGATACGGACGTTGTCTATGTTCGAAATGATGAGACGAAGACAGATTATGAGATCCTTAAAGTTGATACCAAGTATAAGGATCTGGTTGATCAGGAGGAATAATGCAGAATAAAATATTGAATTTATATTTCAACTGGCTCGATTCTCTGGTATCGATTGGTCGATATCGAAAACCGTTTTCCTATCAAAAACTATTAATGTTTCTGCATAATGCGGAATTTATTTATATTTGCGATTTGGACAAAAATAGAGCTGCTGATGGAATTTCGCTAAGGTATCAATTTGCAGGTGTGTGTACCGAATACGATGAGGATGAAATTCTCCAATGTTTGGATGATACTCCATGCAGTATATTGGAGATGATGATTGCTCTCGCAAAACGATGTGAAAATACGATTATGGATGATCCTAAAATCGGCAATCGAACTCAACAGTGGTTTTGGACCATGATTACAAATCTTGGACTCGGGGATATGTACGATTCCAGGTTTGATAAGCGTTATGTTAAGCAAGTTGTTGATAAATTCTTAAATAGAGAATATAGTCCCGATGGCGATGGTGGATTATTCCGTATACGAAACTGTGACGAAGATCTCAGAACCGTGGAAATTTGGACTCAGCTGTGCTGGTATCTGGATAGTATTTTGTAAATAAACCGAAGAAAGGGGGATATGAAATGTAATGGATTTCTTTAATATTTCAACGACCTCGAAAAAACGAGGCACTGTTGATATTTATCCAAGTTTTATCATCAATAACGAGAGTCAAGATCTTATGATTCGAGGTGGTGACTTTTATGCTGTTTGGATAGAGGAGCGAGGATTATGGTCTACGAATGAACAGGATGTGATTCGATTAGTTGATCGTGAACTTAAGAAATATGCCGATGAATATCGAGAGAAAAGTACAGATTATCTCAATGTTCTTTATATGAGAAACGCCGAATCTGGTACTATCGATTCTTGGCATAAATATTGCCAAAAGCAAATGCGAGATAATTTCCATCCTCTTGATGAGCGCCTTATATTTTCGAATACCGAAACGAAGAAAAACGATTATGCCAGTAAGAAGTTACCATACCCTCTTGAATCGGGCGATATTTCGGCGTATGATAAACTTATGTCGACATTGTATTCTGAAGAAGAACGACAGAAAATTGAATGGGGTATCGGATCAATCGTCGAGGGCGATTCAAAAAATATTCAGAAATTTATGGTGTTCTATGGCTCAGCGGGAACGGGTAAATCGACTGTGTTGAACATCATTCAACAATTGTTCGAGGGTTATTATTCAGTTTTTGACGCCAAAGCGTTGGGGTCAAGTAGTAATTCATTTGCACTCGAGGCATTTAAGTCAAACCCGCTCGTTGCTATTCAACATGATGGGGATCTGTCGAGAATCGAGGACAATACTAGGCTTAATAGTTTGGTATCGCATGAGCTTATGACAGTTAATGAGAAGTTTAAGTCAACGTATTCGAATAGGTTTAATGCGTTTCTGTTAATGGGTACAAACAAACCTGTTCGAATTACCGATGGTAAATCGGGTCTTATCCGAAGACTTATCGACGTTAGTCCAACCGGAAATAAGTTACCGGGTAAACAATACAAATATATTATGAACTCTATAAAGTTTGAACTCGGAGCAATAGCCGATCATTGTCATAAGGTATATTTATCCGATCCTGGACGGTATGACGATTATATACCAACAGCAATGATGGGTGCTTCGAATGACTTTTATAACTTCATTATCGACTCCTATAGTGTTTTTAAAAAAGAGAATGGGACAACTCTTAAAGCTGCTTGGGAAATGTATAAAAATTACTGTGATGAGGCAAAAGTCCCATATCCGTATTCGCAAAGGAACTTCAAAGAAGAACTCAAAAACTATTTTTGGGACTTTAACGAACGGTTCAATTTTGATGATGGAACCAGAGTTCGAAGTTACTATAGTGGATTTCGTACTGATATTTTTGAAACTGAAAAAAATCCGGAGGCAAAAAATGACAAAAACAAATCAAAACTTATCGAATTCAAAAAGCAAAAGAGTATTCTCGACGACATCCTTAGCACTTGCCCGGCTCAGTATGCCAGTACAAACGGGTATCCAATTAAAAAATGGGATACATGTACCACTAGACTCGAAGATCTCGACACCACCAGACTTCATTATGTCAAACCCCCTTTGAATCATATCGTTATCGATTTTGATATTAAAGGCAACGACGGCAAGAAGTCATTCGAGAAGAACTTGGAAGCGGCTAGTAAATGGCCAGAAACTTATGCCGAATTAAGTAAAAGCGGTTCGGGTATTCATCTACATTATATTTATGGTGGAGATGCCGAAAATCTTAGTCGTATTTACGATGAAGATATTGAAATAAAGGTTTTCACGGGTAATGCGTCATTAAGACGTAAGTTGGCTAAATGTAATAATTTGCCAATTGCGACTATTAGCTCGGGATTACCTACGAAAGGAGAGAAGAAAATGGTGGATAAAGATGTAGTGCAAACTGAGAAGGGACTGCGTACGACTATCGAAAAGTGTCTACGAAAAGAAGTTCACTCAGCAACTAAACCGAATGTGGATTTTATATTTAAAATTTTAAATGACGCATATGAAGGCGGTTTGCACTATGATGTAAGTGATATGCGAAATGCGGTATTTGCATTCGCGGCAAACAGCAACAACCAAGCAGATTATTGTATCAAATTGGTCAATAAAATGCATTTTAAATCAGAGGAAACATCTATGGGTAATGTTGACCCTAACTCAGATCTTATTTTCTATGATGTTGAAGTATTTCCTAACTTATTCTTGGTAAATTGGAAAAAACGAGGTAAGGATAATCCAGTTGTCCGGATGATAAACCCGAGTCCATCTGACATCGAAGATTTACTTCAGTATAACTTGGTCGGTTTCAACTGTAGGAGATACGATAACCATATTATGTATGCTAGATTGATGGGCTATACGAATGAACAATTGTATAATTTATCACAGAAAATTATATCTGCCCAAAAAGGATCTGGCAATAACGGTTTATTTGGGGAGGCTTATAATTTGTCATATACCGATGTGTATGATTTTGCTTCTGCTGGAAATAAAAAGAGTTTGAAAAAGCTCGAAATTGAGATGTCAAATATCGCTAAAGATCCAACTTCGAAAATGGATGATGATCTCAGAGAAATGTTATTAAAGATCAAACATCAGGAGTTAGGTTTACCTTGGGATCAGCCTGTTCCTGAAGAATTATGGCTTAAGGTAGCGGAATATTGCGATAACGACGTCATTTCGACAGAGGCGGCGTTCGAATATCTCTCGGCAGACTGGACAGCTAGACAGATTCTAGCTGATTTAGCTGGTATGACAGTCAACGATACCACCAATACTCTTACAACCAGAATTATATTTGGCAAAGAGCGAAATCCACAGAGTGAATTCAATTATCGAAATCTTGCTGAGCCTGTATATGATTTAGATAAAGAGACTCGTGAATTTTTGACCGAGGCCTGTCCTAAGATGATGGAACAAACTCATGGTGATGCACTTTCAAAAGAAGGCGGATCTTTATTACCTTATTTTCCGGGATATAAATATGAGAATGGCAAATCTACTTATCGTGATGAAGAGGTTGGTGAAGGTGGTTACGTTTATGCTGAGCCAGGTATGTATGGAAATGTAGCATTACTCGATATCGCATCTATGCATCCACACAGTGCTATTGCTGAGGTATTATTCGGGATTAGATATACTAAGGCGTTCCGCGATATTGTCGAAGGTCGTGTGTCTATCAAACACAAAGCTTGGGATGAGGTCAATCATATGCTGGATGGTAAACTCACCAAACATATCCAAAAAGTCATTGATGGTGAGATGACAGCTAAATCGTTAGCTAACGCCTTAAAGACCGCAATCAACTCAGTATATGGTTTAACATCTGCAAATTTCGTTAATGCATTCAGAGATGTTCGTAATAAGGACAATATTGTAGCTAAACGTGGCGCATTGTTCATGATTGATCTCAAACATGAAGTACAGAATAGAGGATTCACTGTAGCGCATATAAAAACGGACTCTATTAAGATTCCGGATGCCACCCCAGAGATCATTAACTTCGTTATGGAGTTCGGCGAACGATATGGCTATACTTTTGAACATGAGGCTACATACGATCGCATGTGTCTTGTGAATGATGCGGTTTATATCGCTAAGTATAAAACAGCTGCTGAATGTGATGCAATGTATGGCTACATCCCAGGAGATAATTTCGATCATGGCGATCAGTGGACGGCCACAGGTAAACAGTTTGCGGTGCCATATTTATTCAAAACTTTATTTAGCCATGAAGAGATCACATTCACAGATATGTGTGAAACATTTGCTGTTTCTAAGGGTGAATTATATTTGGATATGAATGAGAACCTCCCGGACGTGAGTCAGTACGAAAAAGAGCTTAGTAAGCTAGAAACGGATTACAAGAAAGGGAAGTTATCAGATACCACTTTTGAACCCGCTTCATTGGATTTGGTCGATAAGATCAAAGAAGGCCATGCTTTACAATTTGTAGGTAGAGTGGGTCAATTCTGTCCAATTAAACCTGGATGCGGTGGGGGAGTTTTGTATCGTGTGAATGACAATAAAAACTATGCAGCATCTGGCTCAACTGGCTATCGGTGGCTTGAATCGGATATGGTATATTCGTTAGGTAAGAGGGGAGATATTGACCGTTCTTTCTATAACAAACTTATTGATGATGCAGTGGATGTTATATCCAAATATGGCGATTTCGAATGGTTTGTGTCCGATGATCCATACATTTCAAAAAGAGAGGGCTGGCTTTATCCAGACTGTGAGGAAGATGAATTACCCTTTAATTGATGTGGATGAAAAGCTATGGAATATATTTGTTAAGGATCCACAGTAACTTGTTAAAAATATTTCAAAGAAAAGGAGATTATTACAATGGAATTAGAATTTGCGCCTAGAGGCATTTTACAGATCAATAATGCCAAAATTATTTACAGAAACTTTAGCGGGGAGGGATCGAAATACAATCGCGAAGGAGATCGAAACTTCGCTATGATCATTCCTGACGAAGAACTTGCCGAGACGTTGGTTAAAGATGGCTGGAATGTCAAGATTAAACCACCAAGAGACGAGGACGATTCTCCATTTATGTTCTTGCCCATTAAGGTAAAATTTAATGATCGCGGACCTAATGTGTATTTGGTATCTGGCCACAATAGGGTTAAACTCGATGAGGAGTCTATCTCGATCCTTGATAATGTTGATATTTCTAGTGTCGATTTAGATATCAGACCATACGATTGGGAAGTCAACGATAAGACCGGTCGAACAGCATATCTTCAGGGGATGAAAGTAACCCAGGAATTGGATCGTTTCGCTGAGGATTGTATCGGGGAAGAGGCCGATCGCGAATAAAACAACTCCTATAATGAAAGGAGTGATGGATATGATAAAATACAAGCATATCGAAGCAGCAAGGGAGGTTCGACTTTGGATTGGGCAGATTGTTGTTCCCGCAGCAACAATTGCGGTAGCAGGAATGTCCATTCCAGAGGTACGAGGAGCTATTGCTGCCAAGGCTAAACTTATGAAGCATAACCTCGAGAATAAGTTAAAACAAAACTAAAAGTCTAAGACTCAGCGTAAAACACGTTGGGTCTTTTTCTTTTATATTTAGAAAGGAGAATAATATGAGTATGTTAGATTGGGCAAAAAGAGAGGTTGAAATTGCTATCGAAAATTCTGCGGACTATGGACGTGGTTGTTATGAAAGAGCATTGAAGTGCTACCAAATTTTATGCAAAGATGATAATCATTCTGGCTGCAGTATTAAAATGACACAGTCTATACTTAATAAACTCATAGATAGAAAGCCGTTAACACCCATTGAAGATACTGAGGATGTTTGGAATCGGTGCACGCGTCCAAAAGATAGTCCGATAGTATATCAGTGTAAACGACTGAGCTCGTTATTTAAAGACGTTTATGACGATGGAACGATTAAATATGGAGATAGTAGCCGGATCGTCTGTGTCGATATCCGTGACGAAAATATCACTTACTTTTCTGGGTTGGTGATGAAAGTTATCGATCAAATGTTTCCTATATCAATGCCGTATATGCCAACAGAAAAACCATTTAGGGTTTATTGCGAAGAATTCGTGACTGATACGAAGCATGGTGACTTCGATACTGTCGGCATATTTCACGCATTGAAAACCGTTAATAACGAACAAGAAAAAATCGAAATCGGTAGATTCTTCAGAATAGAAGAAAGTTACTGGGTTGAAATATCTGAAGATGAATACAATGAACGAAAAAATAGACGAATAGTAAATTAATAAAGGAGGTATTTTTTATGTATGCTTTTATTTATTCAAAAAATGAAGAAATTACAAGTGAGAACATTATGGAGTTGATAGTTGATTGGCGTAGTAGGGAAATGACTTCAGTATTTTCTTTTGTTCCGGGGGATTATATGATATTGATGGGTGCGAAGATAGCGAATAAATTACATCAACCAAAATATATTTACGACATTATTAGTGCCACAAGTCCGGCATTACTCGATACTGCTATTATGCTTGGTAAAATTAGCGAGTTGCCGAGGTCAATCGTACAATATACATTAAATCCGGCGCCTACCGATCATTGGACAAGAAGATTGGAAGCTTTTAATAATGTTATAAAAAGAATATACAAACCCACAACCCCAACCGATTTTGACGGTGATCTCTTCAATATTGTTGAATTAAGCCCACTTCCTAGTTCAGATATTATGCGGAAACCTAAGAAAGTTATCTTTAATGATCCAGCTACTATCGTATATTGGCCTGACGGGAGTAAGACAGTCGTTAAGTCTGAGAATGAATCATTTGATCCGGAAAAAGGACTGGCTATGGCCATTGCTAAGAAATATCTCGGCAATGAGGGTAATTATTATGATGTTTTCCGTAAATGGTTACCAGAAGAAAAAGGATGTTTTAACTGTAAATACTTGAATCGTTGTTCTATAGTGGAGCCTTGTCGTTCATGTCGTATATCTGAGGCAAATGCAAATTGGAAGAAGGTGTAATGATGGATGGAGACTAAAAAACAACCATTTTTAAGGGATTACCAAATTGATGCTGTAGAAAAAATGAGAAATGGCTGCATCCTAAATGGCGGTGTAGGATCTGGTAAAAGTAGAACCGGATTATATTACTATTTCAAAGAAAATGGCGGCTCTATGATACCAGACTACATCCCCATGAAAAACCCACAAGATCTTTATATCATAACCACTGCTATGAAAAGAGATTCTTTAGAATGGGAAGGCGAACTAGCTAACTTTGCAATGTCAACGAAACCCGAAATAAATAAGCTTCATGGAAACAAAATAGTGATTGACTCGTGGAACAACATTAAAAAATACGCAGATATTAATGACGCGTTTTTTATATTTGACGAGGATCGAGTTACTGGATCAGGGGCCTGGGTAAAAGCTTTTATGCAAATAGCTAAAAATAATAATTGGATCATTCTGTCTGCCACACCAGGCGATACGTGGTCCGATTATATTCCGGTGTTCTTAGCGAATGGTTTTTACAAAAATAAGACAGAATTTTGTAGGGAGCATATCGTATATTCTCGGTATACCAAGTGGCCACAAGTAGATCGATATTTGAATACTGGGCGTCTTATTAGATTGAGAAATAGAATACTGGTTGATATGGATTTTCATAGGAATACAACTCCTCATCATAATGATATTTATGTCAACTATGATAAAGCAAAATACAAAAAAGTATTAAAGGAGCGCTGGGACCCTTACAAAGACGAACCTATTCAACAGGCAGCAGGTTTATGTTATGTTCTTAGACGAGTTGTAAATGAAGAAGAGTCGAGAGTTATTGCCTTATTGGAAATATTGGAAAAGACTCCTCGCGCTATTATATTTTATAACTTCGACTATGAACGAGACATGCTACTCCATCTATTCAGTCAAGACGACAGTTCGGATACGAACGAATTCATGGATTATGAGATTGCTGAATGGACGGGCCATGCTCACCAACCAGTACCAGAGAGTGACAGATGGATATATTTGGTTCAGTATACTGCTGGCTGCGAAGGCTGGAATTGTATCAAAACAGACACAATTATATTCTTCTCGCAGAATTACAGTTACAAAGTTATGGCTCAGGCTGAGGGTAGAATAGACAGACTGAATACCCCATATACCGATTTATATTATTACCATCTTAAATCAAGAAGTGGGATTGATTTAGCCATAACTAAGGCTTTATTAGAGAAGAAAAAATTTAACGAAAGGAGATTTGCTAATGGATTCATTGAAGATGGGAACTTTGCCTATTCCTGATATAAATATTATTGAAGAAGGCAGTTTGATCACTATAGGAAATAACAGAACAATAAGTGTAATTGTGGATCATCATTTCAATTGGTTTCAGAAAAGAATGCTCAAATGGTTTTTCGGATTCATTGTTGAGGATTATTCGAATGTCGATCGCGAATAAAACAGCTAGAACTACAACAGAAGATCCAATACTGAAAATGCTGAATCGGCAAACTGAGGAATTAAAGGCTATAAGCGATTCTTTACGTAAAAAAATGAATCGTTAGATGCCGATATTCGAGAGGCAGAAAGCATATTGCTCAGTAGAGGATACACACAAGAAGACTTAGAAAAATTAAAACAAAAATCGAAACTTAAAGTGATTAAATAAAAAACTAATAGAAGACTCAGCGTAAAATACGTTGGGTCTTTTTCTTTTCGCGAAAAAAACATGTCCTTCTATGAGAATAAGACAGAAAGGAGTGATATGTATGGTTAAAATCTTACATAGCGACGTTTTGGCGGTCGATAGAATCGTGTCTGAAATTACAAAAATGGAGGGCAGACGACCACGAGTGACTGCTAAACGTACAGGTAAAGAAACCATATTCACTATTACAGTGGAATCTTAAAGTCTAAGACTCAGCGTAAAACACGTTGGGTCTTTTTCTTTTATATTTAGAAAGGAGAATATTTATGAAACCAGGATATACACCAAAACAATCGAAGAGACAATTAATTAAGGATTCGATGACTCTTTTAACAGATTTTCATGTAGTCCACGGCGATAACGAGGAGCAAATCAAGAAAGAGATTACTGATATAGTTTACGGTGATTATTCGGAAACAAAAATGATGATTAAACTGGATAATTATACTCAAAATTTGATTCGTAAGGCTTTAAACCGGAGGCGATGATATGTGTAAAATAACAGTACATAGAGTTCCACAATATATGAGTAAAAACGTAAATATTATTTGTGTTGATGGAATTCCAGTGTGTACCGCAAGAGGAAACGAAACCACCAGTAAAATCGTAGCTAAATTAAGCGGGTATAATGCCGAGATTTTTCTTTTATATTTCAGAAAGGAGAATAAATAAGTTAGGAGGTAATTAATATGAAACTGTATGTAGTATATGGCGATGTTTGGTTTGAAGGTTACGGCTCTGAAATAGTATTATTTGGCGTATTTACATCGAAAGAAAAAGCTATCGAAGCTAAAGAAGTCAAAGAAAAAGAATACTTCAAAAAAGAGACAACGCAAAATAAAAATCATACTTTAGTCGAGAGACTTAACGATATCGTATTTGATATATTGGAGGTTAATTCCGATAAAATTCTAAACGAACACTTAGGAGGGTATACTGAATGAAAGAATTGTTTGAATTTTGTGAAAAAAATGGCGTGAGAATGCTTATGGAATACGATAATCACCTATTCTATGATAAACTCGTATTTACCTTCCATAAATACAACTATGCATGTCGACGATATGTTTCTAAAGAAGAATTATGTGAGATTCCGGAAGACACATTAATCAAGAGTATTATTAATTTCGTCGGCGATCAATTTGCCTCCGTCATCGATAATCCTAAGTTTAAGATATGTCCAAAATGCCAAGGGTCAGGACATAATATTTATATGAATCGTGTGTTGGAATGTAGTGTATGTAACGGAACAGGAAAGGTATTAGGTGATGATTATGATTGAAATTATTAAACACGGAACTAAACAGAAAACAACATGTAAAAAATGCGGTTGTGTATTTTCATTCGAGGATACCGATTTAAAACCTCAGATTGATCCAATCAAAAGAGCGATCGACTGTCCTCAGTGTCGTAATGAAATTGTGTTGTTTAACGTGAGAGGAAGCAAGACTTATGAACGACATGGAATTTAAAAAGAATCTTAAAAAGCACAATCTAACCATCAATCAATTCTTAGATCTAAAGGATGATTGGTATAGGTTAGAACCTGAAGAACAATATGCGTTATTGACAGAAGACAAAAATAACGAAGAAGCTGATATTTTTATTTAATGAAAGGAGAATTTTATTATGGTTAATTTTGTAGTATTTGTAAAAAAGGGTCGTGTTGACAGCATGTTATATGCGTTACTTAAGGAGATCGCAAGTGAGGACTTCTTGCTTAACATAGGTTTTGAGAAGGTTAAAAACGTCCAGTTATAAGAATCGGAAACTCGGTATCTATCCTATTAGAATCACCATCAAATGATGACGACATGAGCTCTATACTTTATAGATATAACACAGCAGTAGATACCGGATATTATATAAATTTACTTGATGATTCGGTCTTAACCGGTTTGATCAAAAAACTTAGAAATTACGAAGAACTAGGCACACTTGATATGTTTACAATAATGGATGCAGTAACAAATCACAAGTGGTCTAAAATTACAGATATATCGAACTGGAAGACCTCTGGAGAATACGTATACAAATATGAAATCACCAGCAGTGTATTCTTCGAAATTCAGATTTTATATCACGAGATACTTGGTACGTACGTACGAACCAACCGATACTGCAGTCCTTTATAGGTGTCGAACTTTTAAGAACAGTGACAAAAACTATTTCGAACGTTCGAGATTATATAAAGGAATCCTAGACAATTGCTTATTTAAAGCAAAGAAAACAGCTATTGAATCTTATACTTTTTATTAGAAAGGGAAATAAAAATATGAAAGATATTCAAAAATTAGACAAATGCAAAAAGAAAAAAGGAGGCGAACTAATATGACCGCATTTGATATTTTCCTTATTATTTGTTGTGGTATAATGGCTGGTATAGCTTTTTATATTAACGAGTCATGGTACAAAGAATACCTGAAACTCAACGATAAATGGTATAAATTTTGTACCGATAGGAATAATAGCTGGGGTGAGATATGTGACAAATTAAATCAGAAAATCAAAGAACTTGAGAGTAAGGAGGGGTCTGATAATGATTAAAATCGAACATGTAGTGGCAGCTAGTCCGGAACAAATGGGGTTTATTATTGAAGGTATGCGAAATCCTATGAACTCATGGGAGAAGAGCGATAGTAGATATTCTTGTTTATGTATGGATGATAAACGAGACTGTCCATTAGGACCTTATATAGTTGGAGAAAACGACAATTCTCTTATGCAGCGTTTAACTAAAGCCGGCACGGATCATAGAAAATTTATGAGAATGATGCCAGTATATGCAAGAATCACTGCACCTTTATATTGGTGGAAAGAGTTCGACACTTACAAGGTTGGTACGGTTGCGAACTCATGCTCAACAATGCACAAGATTCAGGAGCATATTCTTACTCTTGAAGATTTTAGTTGTGAGCATTTATCGCCGCATTCAATTGAGTTGCTGGATGCTCAAATAACGGAAATCAACAAAGCTATCTTATATTTTAGAGAACATAACGATAAAAATGACTGGTGGCAGATGATTCAGCTTCTTCCGAGCAGCTATAATCAGACTCGTAATGTAATGATGAACTATGAGGTTCTGGTAAATATTTATAAGTCTCGCAAGAACCACAAGCTGGATGAATGGAGAGAGTTCTGTAAGTGGATTGAGAGTTTACCGTATTCCGAGTTGATTATCGGATTTAAGGAGTATGACGCGGTTGAGTATGGTAAAGCGCATCCTGAATTTGTTGATAAGGTGAATAAGATTGCTGCTAATGGAAAGGAGGCGAGTAAAAATGAATGTTAATTTTTTTACGTATTTATGTGTGTCTATTGTTGTTGTCCTAATTATACTCTTAATGACAGCTGTCATTAATGGTATAGTAGATAAAGAATCACCATATTCAAATAGATTTATTATTGGATGGATAATAAGTTCGGTCGGGTTTGGTACTTGTTTGACGTTTATTTTATATCAGAACGGCATATTATAAGGAAGGAGAATAAAAACATGAAGGACATTCAAACATATTTAGTGAGTAAAAGTGAGTACGAAGATATCAAAAAAGGTAAAAATCTGTTAATATCTGTTGTGACAAAAGGAGAAGAACCTATATATGCCAGTATTCGTTCTGAAGCAGCAAGGAGATGCTCTGGATACGAGGACGCAGTATTCAATGGTGAAAATTAAGGAGGATTGATATTTATGAGGATATTTAAAATTGAGGGCTATGTTTTAGACCCCAACGATAAATATGACAAAGAAACAATCCAAGATACTATTGAAATTGACGCCCTGGCTAGTTTGGTACACGCCGATAGTTTTGTTAAAGTATTGGATAGGTCCTCCAATAACTGCGATAAAAACAAAGACGAGTCTGAACAGAATCTTCATTGCGAGGATTGTAAATATTGGGTTCCGATAGAAAATACGGCAGACATGATATTTTCAGGTTTGACTGTTGATGCTAATGGTTTTTGCCACAAATTAAATAGTTGGATCGATAAGTGCGATTATCGTGCGTACTTTGACGACCGCGAAGAAAATAAAAGGAGGTTGATTGATGGTGATTTGTGATTTGACCAAAGATGTCTTGGGTGTATCTCTATTAGATAGCCAGAAACATTTGATAGACGGCCTTAACAAAATACCTCCTGGAAGAGTATGGGCGGTTTGCAGACGAAGAAATTATATTTGTATCATAAAGGAGGTTGACAAAAATGATAAAAAATAAAGAAAGAAGACGGTGGATGTGCTTATTAAATAACGGTGAATTTTTAAACTTCGATAAATTATGCGGTTATATAGAATATGATGAAGACTATTGTGTATTCATGACTCGTTCACGTGGCGATGTTTTGGCAGTTATTCCTAAGGACAATATTTGCTATATGTTGAATTTACCCGTGAAGGAGGATTGATATTTATGATGGGATTAGTGGTATTCCAAGCAACAAAAAATTTAAATGGCGACCATGTAATTTCGTGCTTCAACATGATTTATAGATTCAAAACTCTACACCCATCTTGGTATGAGTTAGAGACGATTAGTAATGCGGCAAAAGCACAATATGGATACGAAAATGTAGTGGTTATAAATGTTATTCCAATCATGGATGATATTAAAAAGAAGGGAGGTGAGAGTAATGGCAGCAGGTGCGAGAGATAATCACGATAAAGAAATGCTCAGAACTATGAAGCGTATTGCTACTGCTTTAGAAAAGATTGCTCAAAACACAGGTCCTAAACATCGGACAGTTGAAGTCGAAATGCGATCAGACCTTCTCGTTAAACCGAATATAATTAAAAGATTAGATGAGGCAGTTAAAGCAAATGCTTTTGGTAATGATGGAAGAGGTGAGGATAATGATATGTAATGTATGCGGAAGAGTATGTAGTGTTATTAAAATGGAAATAACTGAAGAGTCAACAATCAAACGCTCATACAAATGTAATAATTGCGGCTTAGGTTTTGACACTGTTGAATGTCGACCTGAGGATATTATTTACGTCGGAAAGGAGAATAATGAATTATGGAAGAGTTAATTAGTGAGCTGAACCAATATACTGATTACTTAAATAAAGTCGATATTACCGAATGGTCAGCTATGGATCAGCTCGCAATAATGCAGGCTCAGATTGAAATGGTGGAGAAGATTAAACCTATTTTGTCGAAGCATATGATGGCCGATAAAGAATCGCCGAAAAATTCAACTTTTATGTTCAGAATGAAAGGAGATGCTGACTGATGGATACCGATATGAAAGAAGTTAGATACGATTTATATTGTAATCGTTGTCAATATGAAACGTATAAAGAAGGTGAAGATCCGTGCGATGAATGTTTATCTACACCCTGTAGACAAGACTCACACAGACCCGTTAATTGGAAAGAGCGAAAAGAAAAGACGCGCGAATAAAACAGCTCCTATAATGAAAGGAGTGTGATATTTATGAAGGAAATGTATGAATTATTTATAAGTAGTTTCACTAAAAATCTCAAAAAAAAAGTTAAAGGAGATGTCGATGTACATATCAAAAATGATATTTTAAACATTAAAATAACTAAAAACGGATTAGTATTTGAAACTCATTTATTAGATATAACACAAAAGATTATTTTCGGATTCAATTTTGAGAGATATGCGAGCGAACTTACTGATAGATATAAGACATTTGTAATTCATAAATTTATGTTCTATTGATATTTAGAGGGGCTTTGAATTATCAGAGCCTCTTTATTTTTGTTTAAGAAATGGAGGGTTTAGTATTATGGAAACTTTACAAATTATTTTACTTTGCTGTGCTGCTTACATTGGCCTTTACGCTATCGTGGATCGTATTTGTAGAACTATCGATAATCGTAGTATTTCGAATACATATGTTGCTTTAGGTACTTATAATGTTGATAATGACGAAGATTATGATTCTGATACATTTATCGAGAAAGACGAGCAGATACACAATGATATTCGTATAGGAAGTATGCGAGATGCCGATATGACATTTGGGGAGGGGGCTGGCTATTGTTATTCTTGCCGATTGCGTAAGCAATGTTATGATAATGGTTATATCAATAGTTATTGCATATTATATAGTAACAAAGACAAATATGTATCTAAAACTGAGGGTCAGCTTAAGTATTTTGAGTTTTTGCATAAAAATATAACTAAAAAATAACGGTCAATTCTGGTCAAATATTCTTGGGTATGGCCAGAAAAAAGTGGGTTTTGTGTGAATTAATCATAGCCTTTTTATGTAAAAAATTGACATTTTACCCACTTTTATGGCCATTTGCCCGTTTCTCAAACGAGAAGTGGGCACGGAAAAACAACGATTTTTCGGGGGTTTGCAGGCTTTTTGCCCACTTTCCCACTTTTATTTTTAATTATTATGAATAAAAAATATTAAAAAATATATAAAGTAATGAAAAAAAGTGGGTTTTTGACCAAAACTTAAAATGTAGCGATGGAGGTATTTATATGAGTGACAAGAAATGGATGCATATATTCGCATGCAATTTGCTTTGGGCAATGGAAACTGAAGGGGTTAGTCAAAGAGAATTAGCCAGTAAGACCGGTATTTCCGAAAATGCGATAAGTAATTATGTAAATGAAAATAGGAAAGCCGAGATTACAAATGTTATTAAAATTGCTGACGCATTGCATTATGATATACGTGATCTGATTTATTGATATTTTGTAAGGAGGTGCAAAAATGACAAGAGATGGAGTTTTTGTTAAAATTGTAGAAACTGGCGAAGTGTTTAATTCGCTTCAAGCATGTGCTGATTACTTAGATGTTAACGTTAGTTGGTTAGGTAAAGTTGTTCGCGGTTCAGATAGGTTGTATACAGTCCATGGTTATCATATTGTTAAACTTGACGATGATATTGATATCAGCGATTTAATGATACATAGAGGTCGTCCAGGTGTTAGAGTTAAGGTTACAGAGACCAATGAAGTGTACCCATCTATCACCGAATGTGCTAATGCTATCGGAGGTAGTCCAGGCGCTATTCACGATGTGCTACACAACAATCGAAGACGTCGAACTCATAAAGGAATGCACTTCGAATTAGTTTAGTGTGAAAAAAACATGCATCGCGGAAATATCATGCTCTTTTATAGAGAGAAAAGGTAAAATGTCCATTTTTGGTTCATTTGAAACTTATTCTCTTTTGTTTTGGACCTTTAGCTCAGGTGGTTAGAGCATCCGGCTCATAACCGGAAAGTCACAGGTTCGAGTCCTGTAGGGTCCATGATATTTTTGCGAGAATGTTTACGAAAGGAGGTTGCTAAAGTGAAAGAAAGCATTTTTCAATCCAACTTGAAAAAAGAATTAAAAAAACTTTTTCCCGGTTGTATAGTAACTAAATTAGATTCGGGAGACATTCAGGGAATTCCAGATTTACTTGTTTTGTATAAAGACAAGTGGGCTACTCTTGAAAATAAAAGGAGTAAGAATGCGCCTAAAAGACCAAATCAGGAATATTATGTTGATAAAATGAACGAAATGTCATTTTCTCGATTTATATGTCCGGAGAATAAGGAGGAAGTGTTAAATGAACTTCGTGAAACATTCCGCGATTGAAGGACTGCATGCTCCTTTTAGCGCTAGTCAGTCTTCTTGGTTGAGATATGATGACGATAAAGCAATCCAGGTTTACAATAGTAAGAAAGCGGCAGAAATAGGGACCAAACTTCACGAATGGGCTAAGCAAACTATTGATTTAGGAATCAAACAGCCAAGATCTAATAAAACTTTGTATGCTTATGTGAATGACGCTATAGGTTTTAGAATGAGTACTGAAGTCGTATTATATTATTCTAAATATTTTTTCGGTACAGCCGATGCTATATCTTTTAGGAGAAATAAATTACGAATACATGATTTAAAAACCGGTAGTGTTGGAAAGATTGATAAGCATATCGAACAATTAGAAATTTACGCTGCTCTATTTTGTTTGGAGTACAAAGTCAAACCTGGGAATATTAGTATGGAATTACGTGTGTATAAAAACGATGAAGTTCTTGTTCATAAACCTACCGCTGAGGATATTCTTCCTATAATGGATAGAATTAAACATCTTAATGAACTTATGGAAATGATTAATGACGAGGAGGATTGATATTTATGTCTTACGAACCTAATCCGCCACTCACAGATGAGTTGATGCATTATGGTATGCCTCGTCGATCGGGGCGATATCCATGGGGTTCTGGCGAAGAGCCATATCAGCATAGTCGAGATTTTCTTGGTCGTGTGGAAGAAATGCGAAAAGCTAATTTCACATATACCGATGAGAATGGTAAAAAGTGGACCGGCGATAATGCTATTGCAAAATCTTTAGGTTATAACTCAACTGATTTTAGAACAGTTTACGCCATCGCAAAAGATGAACGAAGAGCCGATCAGGTTGCCACCGCTAAACGACTTAAGGAAAAAGAAGGTTTGAGTAATACCGAAATTGGTAGAAAAATGGGTATTAGAGAATCTTCGGTTCGATCATTATTGGACTCTAATTCCGAATCCAGAATGAAGCAGGCTAGAGATACTGCAGATTTCTTGAAAAAACAGGTTGATGAAAAGAAGATGCTTGATGTTGGAAAAGGCGTTGAACGAGAACTCAATATTTCTCGAGAAAAATTGGATCAGGCATTATTTATGCTTCAAGCCGAAGGTAAATATGAGGTTTATGGCGGTCGATTTGAGCAGGTTACAAACAAAGGACAGATGACCACCCAAAAAGTACTGTGCGTTCCCGGAACTCCTCATAGTGATATTTATAAGTTAGATAAAATTCATACATTGGATGATTACATTACTCGAGATGATGGAAAAACTTTTGAGAGAAAATTTCACTATCCCGAAAGTATGGATTCTAAAAGACTTATGGTTCGCTATAAAGAAGATGGCGGAATTAAAAAAGATGGTCTCGTCGAACTTAGACCCGGTGTTACAGACTTATCGTTAGGCGAATCTAAGTACTCACAGGTTCGAATCATGGTTGACGGTAAAAAGTATATTAAAGGTATGGCCGTTTATGGCGATCCAAAAGACTTCCCGAAAGGCGTTGATGTTATATTTAATACCAATAAGTCTAAGTCGGTTGCTAAACTTGACGTACTTAAAGATATCAAAAAAGATCCAGATAATCCATTTGGTGCGTTGATTAAAGAAGAAGGCGGTCAATATTGGTATACCGATAAAAAGGGTAACAAGCAACTCGGATTGATTAATAAGACAAGAGAAGAGGGTGAATGGAATAAATGGAAAGATTCATTGCCATCACAGTTCTTGTCAAAACAGTCTATATCGATGGCCAAGAAGCAGTTAGGTATCGCTAAAGCCGATAAACAGGAAGAATTTGACAAAATCATGGAACTTACAAATCCTACTATAAAGAAGTACTATTTGAATAAGTTCGCTCAAAGCTGTGATTCGGCAGCAGTACATATGCAAGCTGCAGCTTTACCTGGCCAGAAGTATCACGTTATTTTACCTATAACGTCCATGAAAGATAATGAAGTGTTTGCTCCTGGATATAAGGATGGACAGAAGTTAGCATTAATTAGATACCCTCATGGCGGAACATTTGAGATTCCAATTCTTACAGTTAATAACAAAAATAAAGAGGCTTTGCGAATGATTGGTAAAAATTCCATCGATGCTTTGGGTATAAATCATAAAGTTGCCGAGAGATTGTCTGGAGCAGACTTTGATGGCGATACTGCTATGGCTATACCAACTCATGATAAGGGTGGTAAAGTTAAAATTATTAGCACTAATCCATTGAAAGATCTTGAAGGTTTTGATAATAAGCTGGAATATGGCGGTGAAAAGAGAATCGGATCTGACGGTAAAGAGCATTATTATCGTAATGGTAAAGAATACTCTATCATGAAGAAAACCGATACTGAAATGGGTAGAATATCTAATCTGATTACAGATATGACATTAGCTGGTGCAGATGAAAAAGAACTTGCTAGAGCTGTAAAACATAGTATGGTTGTTATTGATGCCGAAAAACATAAATTGGATTATAAAGCTAGTGAGAGAGATAATAATATCGCTGCTTTGAAAAAAGCTTATCAGGGCAAGACTGCCGGCGGAGCATCGACAATTATATCAAAGGCCAAAGGCGAGTATGATGTACCTAAACGTCAGGGTACTCCTAAAATAAATATTAAGGGTAAAGAATGGTATGATCCTAAGAAGCCGGAGGGGTCCCTCATATATAAGACCGCCGATGACGCCAATTATACCATCGAACGTCTTAATAAGCGTACAGGAAAGGTTGAAATTATCAACAAGACCCGCACACAAAAGAGTACTAAGATGGGGGAGGCTGATGATGCTAATACCCTAGTATCACAATATAAGCATCCTATGGAGCTCGTATATGCGGATTATGCTAATGCCATGAAGGGGCTGGCTAATAAGGCTAGATTGGCAATGGTTAATACTGGTAAGATAGCATATAGTCGAAATGCTAGAAAGATCTATGCTGATGAAGTAGAAAGCCTTAATGATAAGCTTAATAAAGCAGAGCTTAATATAACAAAGGAAAGAGCGGCTAACAGAATAGCTGCAGCTAAGGTTAATGATAAGCGTATAGAAGCCGAGAATAATGGTGAACCATTGAAAGCTAAAGACATACGCAAAGCAGGACAACAGGCATTAACCAAAGCTAGAGAAGAAGTCGGCTCTATTGCACGAAGAGATAGAAACATCATCATAAGCGATAAAGAATGGGAAGCTATTCAAGCTGGTGCAGTTAGCGAGACAATTCTTAAAAGGATACTCAACAATTCAGATCCAGATGTTCTTAGACAAAGAGCAATGCCGAAAGAAAAGAAAACTGTTCAAACAGCTACAATAAACAGAATCAAAGCAATGTCAGCTTCATACACAATAAAACAAATAGCTGACAAACTTGGTTTATCTACATCTACTGTAGCTAAGTATTTGAAAGGAGCGAACTGATTATGTCAAAAGATTTTAGACTAACAACACACGATAATCCTTTTGATCCATTCGATCAGTTTACTCAATGGTTGCTGTTCGATAAAGCTAAAGGATACAATACTTGTGAATTAATGGATCGCTTAAGCGACTTCAGAGATGACATGACTGAAAAAGAAATAGATGAAGAGCATGAAAGAGTTATTAATAGTATAATAACAAATGATCCATTAAATATTTACAAGAAAGTTGAAAGAAACATTGATGCTACCCCTGTTGGAGGGTAAATAGGCATAGGGGGGGGTCGCAAAAAATGCACCCCCTCCGTACAT